GGTAATCTCCGTCGCAATCTGACCAGTGGAGTAGAACACTCCGTCGCAGTAGAGATACAGCGTTCCCGAGATGATGGCGAGCCCGACGTGGTGCCAGTAGCCGTCGTTGATGAAGTTGCTGCTTGAGGCTGCCGCCGATGACGAGCCACCGATGAAGCAGTGCAAGACGCCTGCGTTGCCCACCGAGAGGACTACCGAGTACGAGCTTGAGACGGTGCCGTTGAAATAGACCTGGGCAATCTGGTTCAGGCTGGTCTGCTGACCGAGCACCCAGAAGTCAATGCCGCCGAAGTTGGGCGAGGACAAAGGACGCGGCAGGGAGAGCGCACCGGCTGCGACGTTGCCCGAGCCTGAGAGATCCACACAGCCATCGGTGTCGTAGATGATGACGCCGTTGTTCGGATAGGAGACCTGCCCCGAGAACGTGCCGTTGGTGTTGCCCATGTAGTCGTAGAGCGTGTTGAGGTAGACCAGCCCTGCCGACTGCGACGTGGTGTTCGCCGTGACCGTCACGTTCACCGTGAAGGACGTGACCACGCCACCAGAGGACGTTACCGAGGCTATGGGCAGGTTCGTGATGTTGAACGTGGTAAGCCCTGCGAGCCCCGTGACCGTGACGTTGACGTTGCCACCGACGTAGAAGTTCACCGTCGAGTTGATGATGTTGTAGGTGATGGCAGTTCCGGCAGAGTTGGACGTTGCGCTCGTGACCGTAGCGACGGCGTAGTTCGAGCACCGATACCACGATTGCGCGGCAGGGGAGGCCGCGTAGGTCTGCCAGAACGAGGGGCGGTGCAGGTACTTGAGGCTCAGGTACTTGAGCAGGTCGCTGGCCTCCACGTCGAGGTCGGAGTTCAGGGCGTCGGCAAGTTTCTCCGTGACGCTGTCGATGATGCCGTAGAAGGTGGGGTAGGTCGTGCCCTGCCACGTTGCCGTTATCGCCACGGGGAGGCGCGGGCCGATGGTGTTTGGCGATCCATTAAAGAAGCCGTCGCGGTTGTTCAGGGTCATCTTGACCGTGCTCGACTCCACCCGGTCGAGGTAGTGCTGCTTGCCTGACTTGGTGGAGAAGTCGCGCAGGTACGCCGAGCAGTCTGTCCAGACCGAGGTGTTGCTGAACGGGATCTGGTTGGTCGTCGCTATTGAGCCGATCGTAAATGATGACCCCGACGGCACGCCGCTGCTCCACGCCGTAACCGTGAGGACGGTGGCCGTGTTGCTGACGATCGTGGCCGATGAGCCGGCTGCGGTGACGGTCTGCCCTGCCCACTGGTTAGTCGTCCACGCGGCTGCCGTGTCGGTGAGCGTGGTGGCCGTGAAGCTGTTGGCCGTCCCGACGTACCCAAACGGGTTGAAGGCGATGTAGAGCTTGATTGTGGGAAGCGAGGCAATGGTCACGAAAGGCGTCCCTTAGTTGCTGGTTTAGTTGCTGGTCGTTGCGCGGATGTTCCGTAGAGGTTGCCCATGCGTCGTGCGTCTTTGGTCTGGGCGTTGCGGATTTCGATTGCCAGGGCTTTGATGAACGCCTTGTTCTTGACGAGCTCACGGACGAGGATGGCGATGTCGAGATTGACAACTATGTTTTCGTTCTCGTCCATGATTACGCGTTGATGTTCACGACGACGGAGTAGTTCTTCTTCTTGTCCTGCTGAACGAAGTGCGTCAGGGCGTTCACCAGTTGCGGGGAGAAGGCTCCGTTGGCTTCGTATTCTGGGATGTTGCGGTGCGCGGCGAAGAAAGCGGCGATGGCTTGCTCCTGCGGAAGCGTGATGGTAAAGGACGGAGTAACGGTTTGCGGTCCTGCAATGCCTCCTGCGCCGGTGATGGCAGTGCCGACCGCGCCCATCGTGTTCAGGTAGGTGAATTGTGAGGGCATTCCTGCGGCTCCCGTCACTTTGCCTTTGCCGTGCGCGCTGGTTAGCGCGTCAAAAATCCAGTTCAGCCCAGCACCGGCGGCGAGGAATGTCGCGACTATTGGGGCGAAGACTCCGAAGTCTGAAACGCCCGACTCCACGTCGAGCACTCCGAGCTCTGCCTCTTCTCCTTCTAGGAGTGCAGCGATGCGTTGCAACCATGTGATCTGTTCCTCTGCCTGCGTCGAGGTTGGCTGGCCTCCGAACACGTTGGAGAAGCCAGGGATCTTGTTTAGCAGTTGTCCAAGCCCTGGTATCTTGGATAGCCCTTGTCCGACCTTGAGCGTGAGCGCTGCTGCGAACAAACCGATGGTGGCGTCCGAGGCAATCGTCTTGATGATGGGGTGGCTCTTGAAGTACTTGATGGCGTTCTCCGACCAGTTGGCAAGGTCTTGAACCGCAGGAAGGAGAAACAGGCCGACGCCCGTCAGGATGTTCTTGGCTTGGTTCTTCAGGATGGTGAGCTGGTTGCCGAGCTGCTCCTTCGACATGCCGAAGGCGGTGTTGAGCCCGTTCCCGCTTGATTTGCCCAAGATGGTGACGTTGTCCGAGAGCTGCTTGATGTGCGTGGCGAGCGTCGTGACGAGGCCCACCGATCCGGCGCCGAAGGTGTCCTTGATGAGCGTGTTCATGGAGATGCCGGTGGCTTTCGACCGCGCTTCGAGGTAGCCCAGAACATCTACCAGACCAGTGCCAGGGTGTCGAGCAATCGCCGCCATCTGGTCGGCGTTGATGCCCAGTTTCGCCATCGCCTTTGACGAGGCGGTCGTGGGGCTCTCAATCTTTGTCAGGCCGGTGGCGAGTTGCGTGTAGGCGCGGGCGTTGTTGTATCCGGCCTTCGCTGCGATGTCGGCAACTGAAGCCATCTCCGCAAGGTTCAGTCCTGCGGCGGCGAGTGCGCCACCAGTCTTGCCGGTGAGGGTCGAGGTCAGGCTGTCCAGTGATCCGACGTGGCGCTGGTTGGCGAGCACCATAAGGTCAGTCACCTGAGCGACGCTCATGCCCTTAGCAATTTGCAGGTTCTGAATACCGACGAGCGTTTGCGTCATCGTGGTCACGTCGCCACCCGTAATCGCGGCGGCTTTGGCGGCAGCGTCTACGAGGTTGTAGGCGGCCTTGCCTCGGATGCCAGCCTTCTCCACCTGCAGGAACGCCGATGAGATGTTCTCTGAGCTGATGCCGGTCTGGTCGGAGATGTTGAGGATGACGCCCTTGAGGTAATCCACCTCGGCAGCCGAAGCGCCTGCTTGGTTGCGGATAGCGTCGAGGCTGTCTTGGAACTTGAGCGCACTGTCCACACCACCAGCGATTAGCGCAGCCCCCAGTCCGAGGATGGCGGTCGAGGCGTGTTGCGTGAACTTGTTGAACTTGCCCCCCGATGCGTCGGCAGCAGCGCCGAACTTGCCCATCTTGAGCTCGGCCTCGTCCATCTTTGCCATGAACTCTTTGGTGTCCGCGAAGAGCGTGGCAATCACGGGTGGGAGCAGTGGCATGGTTCCTCTTTAGAGTTCTTGGGCGGCGGTTACGAGTTTGGCGTAGAGCCGAGTTAGTTCGTCGTGCGACTGTTCGATACCAGGCTGAAGGTAAGGGAAGGCGCGAGTGGTGAAGTAGGGGAAGTGGCCGGTGCCGGTGTAGCCCAGTTCGATGCGTCGCCCGTATTTGGTGGTGGGAGCGGTCTCCGATACCCACGCCGAGCCAGCCTTGTAGACCTTCAGAACTTTGATAGATCGCTGGAGAGCGCCGGAGCGCCGTGTGGGAACCGGCCAAGCGTCCGAGCGCCATGTCTCAGTCGCCTGCGCTTCTCGGCCACCGATGAACTGCTTGCGAGCGTTACCGGCGATGACCTCGCCGCCTTGTCGGACGAACTCTTGCGTCGCTCGCTCGACGGCTTCCATCTGCAGGCGCATAGCGTCCTCGAAGGCTCCGTCATTGACCACGATGCCACTAGCCATGAGACACCTCCTGCTCGGTGCGAGCGATTGCTAGGAGCCAGTCGGTGACGTGGCGAGGCTGGTCGAGGAAGTCATCGTGACTGCCGCCGTAGGTCTTGCGGAACCGATGCTCTCGGAAGTACGCCATGACCTCGGGGTCTACCTCGGCGGTCTTGCCTTCGAGAGCGGCCTTGAGTTTCGCTAGTCGGCGGTAGGGGCTTTTGGGTCGAGGGCTGGCTCCGTGTCGAGTGCCGAGCCGTTGAACTCCACACCGCATGCCTCTGAGAGCGCGTCAAACGTTGCTTTAGGCAGGTCTAACGCGCTCTCTAAGGTCGGCAGGTCGCCTAGTGTCCACTGCTTGACGAGCCCGACGATGAGCTGCGCCTGATAGCCGTCAAGGTTGCTCTGGTCTTCGTCCGAGATGTCGGCGAAGATGCCCCAGGTCTTGGGGTCTCGGTCATTGAAGCCGAGGCTGGCGAGTTTGGCGGCGGTTCCGGCTGCTTTCATGTAAGCGCGGGAGATNGCCCGAGACGTGCGCTCGGTGATTTCTTCCTTGCTGGCGATGACCGCAGACTGGTTGTTCGGCAGTGAGACAATAGGCATGGTTCCCCTTTGTTTGCTTAGTAGGTGGTTGAAGTGTTGTTGATGATGGTGGCCTGAATAGGAGCGTAGCCGGTGGCGGAGTCCGTTTGGTTGGCGTTTGCCGTGAACTCGACTTCCAATTCAGTGTATTCCTTACCCCGTGTGCGTTTTACGGAGTGGAATTGCGCTGCCGACATTGTGAACGAGACAACGTGGTTTGTTCCAGACGTAGCGTCGTTGGGGTCAGTCAGGCTAATCGTGATTGATTCTGGTGAGCGCTGCAACCCGTAACCGCCGTTTAGAACCGAGAACACGTCGCTTGTCGAGTTGATGACCAACGTGAACTTACCCGTGACCTCGATGGGGCCAGCGAAGAGGTTGTAAGGAGCCTGCGTTCCCAGCGTGAAGATGGGCTGGGTCTTGCGAGCGATGCTGATTTCGCCGGTGGTGACGTTGGTGTAGCTCGTGCCGCCGAT